GCTATTGACAGTATCATGCACAGACTTCGTAGTATGGTAGAAGAAACAGGTGCTGGTATAATTCTTGTCTCTCACTTACGTAGAATCGAGGGTAACAAGGGGCATGAGAATGGTGTTAGTGTAAGTCTATCACATCTTCGTGGCTCAAATAGTATTGCTCAGTTATCAGATTGTGTAATAGCTTTAGAAAGAAACCAACAATCAGAAGATGATTTAGAATCAAGAACAACAAGACTTCGTATCCTTAAGTCAAGGTATACAGGAGATGTAGGTATGGCTTGTTCCTTGGTGTACGATAAAGAAACAGGTAGACTTGCTGAGTATGAGGACTTAGAAATCTTAAACTCTAAAGCCGAAGACATCATACCATTTTAAAGGAGAACATATGCAGTTAGTATTTGACATAGAAACAGACGGACTAGACCCTTCAGTTATATGGTGTCTCGTAGCACAAGATGAGCATGGTAAGTTTCATCACTTCTACGAAGACACCTTACAGGAAGGTATCAAGTTCTTACAGAAAGCAGACAGGCTTATAGGACATAACATCTTAGGGTATGACATACCTGTAATTAAGAAACTTACTGGTATAGACTTATATCAATCAGATAAAATTATAGACACACTTGTTTTATCTAGGCTACTAAACCCTACAAGAGAGGGTGGACACAGCATAGGTAAGTGGGGTCCAAAACTAGGACTACCTAAGAAAGATTCCCCTGAGTGGTCTACGTTTACAAAGGAGATGTTATCCTACTGTGAAAGAGATGTAGATATAAATTATAAATTATTTAATTATTTGAAAAAAGAATCTTTAGGATTTTCAAAAGAATGTATAAAGTTAGAACACAAAGTTACACATATACTTGAACAACAAAAGAGAAACGGGTTCTTGTTTAATGATGAGGAAGCAATGTTCTTAGCGTCCGAACTTAGCTTTAAGCTACAGGAAACAGAGAACAAAGTGCATGAAACATTCAAGCCTATATGGGTTGATGACAAAATGATTAAACCTAAACTAAAAAAAGATGGTAAACTTTCCAAACAGGGATTGACAGAACAGGAGTACTCTGATATAATAGATGGTACGCTTGAAAGAAAACCTTTCATGAGGAAGACACTCCAAGAATTTAACCTAGGTTCTAGAAAACAAATAGGACAAAGGTTACAGGAGTTAGGTTGGAAGCCTAATAACTTTACACCTACTGGTCAAGCTATCGTAGATGAGAATACACTCAAGAAAATTACTCACATAAAAGAAGCACAGCTTATAGCAGACTTTCTTTTGTATCAGAAAAGATTAGCACAGGTTCATTCGTGGATAGATGCAGTCAAAGATGATGGTAGAGTACATGGCTCAGTGATATGTACTGGTGCTATCACGGGTCGTATGGCTCACAGAGGTCCAAACATGGCACAAGTACCAGCTGTTTACAGTCCGTATGGTAAAGAATGTAGGTCATGTTGGATTGTACCAAAAGGTTACAAGCTTGTAGGTATAGATGCAAGTGGATTAGAACTTAGATTGTTGGCACACTATATGGCTGACGAGGATTACATAAATGAAATTATCAACGGAGACATTCACACAGCTAACCAACAGTTTGCTGGACTTAAATCAAGAGATGAGGCAAAAACTTTCATCTATGCACTCATTTACGGGGCAGGAGATGAAAAAATTGGAAGCATCATTAAGGGAAATAGAGCAGACGGTAAGCGATTGCGAGAACGGTTTCTTACTGGTCTACCAACACTTAGAACTCTTAAGGAACGAGTTGACAGAGCTGCAGAGAAGGGCTATCTCAAGGGGCTAGACGGACGTAAGATTCTTTTAAGGCACAAACATGCAGCCCTTAATACTTTATTACAGGGCGGTGGTGCGATAGCAATGAAGAAAGCTTTAGTTATTCTAGAAGATAACATAAGGCTTAACAACTTAGATGCAAAGTTTGTAGCTAACATACATGATGAATGGCAGATACAGGTGATAGAAACACAAGCAGACTTTGTAGGTAGGCTTGGAGTAGAGGCATTAGAAAAAGCAGGAGACCACTATAAAATGAGGTGTCCTTTAACAGGTGAATATAAAATAGGAGACAGTTGGTATGAAACCCATTAAAGATAGTAGTCGTAAGGGAGATTTCGCAGAGTATTATGCCGTGACATGGTTGTGGGATAATGGATATGAGGTATTTCAAAACGCAGGTTGTTCAGGACCAGTTGATTTGATTGCTGTTAAAGATAATAAAACAACTTTAATAGATGTAAAAACTTTATATGCAAGAAGCAACAGAGAGTCAGACTGGGAGGCAGGTGTAAACTTATCACCTTCAAGTTTAAGAACACCAAAACAAATAAAAATGGGGGTTCAATTGTTAGGATTCAACCCTCGTACAAGAGAATTAAAATTTGTGGAGCACCCTAAATGAAACCGATAAAAGAAGACAGAAAAAAGTTTGACATTGACTTAGCTTATGGTACAATAAGAGAAGAAAAAATAGCAGACATGATGACCAATAAAAAGATAGAAGTTAAATCTGAAAAAGATTTATGGCAGAAGACAGGAAACATATGTATAGAGTATGAGTCCTATGGTAAACCTTCAGGTATCAGGGCAACTGAATCTGACTACTGGTTTCATAACCTATGTGTCGGTGACAATGAATTCTGTACTCTTGTTTTTAAAACAGATGTTCTCAAAACAATCGTGGATAAACTAGATACATTTAAAACTGTGTCGGGTGGAGACAGTAACGCAAGTAAAATGTTTTTGGTAAACTTACAGAAGCTATTTTCAACAGACATAATTAAAGCATTTAAGGAGACAGAAGATGAAAGAAAAGAAATTAAGTGATGTAGTCCCTGATATCTATGCAGTATTAGATTCCTTAACGGAAGGAAACGAATTAGATATTTCAGAAGAAACATACGAGCAGTTTGGTAAAGAGATGTCTGATGCTCTTAGACACTGGGCTACTCCACAAGACAGAAGCTCTAAGGAAACTCTTAGGATGTCTAACATAGGTAAGCCTGAAAGAAGACTGTGGTTTGATGCACATACTAAGTCGGACTCAACAGAAAAGCTAACACCTAACACACAGATTAAATTCTTGTATGGACATTTACTTGAGGTGTTGGTTTTGTTCTTTGTTAAATTATCTGGACACAACATAACCTCTATGCAAAAAGAAATTACAGTCAATGGTATCAAAGGACACATGGATTGTAAGATTGATGGGCAGGTTGTTGACGTTAAGACAGCCTCGGGTTATGCCTTTAAGAAATTTAGAGACGGAACTCTAGGTGAAGATGACCCATTCGGATACCTTGCTCAGTTAGCTGGGTATGAAGAAGCAGAAGGAACAAACGAAGGAGGCTTCTTGGTTATGAATAAAGAAACAGGAGAGCTTTGTACTTACATACCTGATGACATGGAGAAACCTAACATAGTATCTAGGATAGATAACGTAAAAGAACTGATAGTAAAAGATACTCCTCCTGATTTTTGTTATGATGATGTAGCTGAAGGGGTGTCAGGTAACATGAAACTATCTAAAGGATGTGGGTGGTGTCCCCATAAAATAGAATGCCATAAAGACGCTAACGATGGGCAGGGGTTAAAAGCCTATAGCTATGCTAAAGGTCCTGTATACTTTACAAAGATTATCAAACAACCTAAGGTTGAGGAAATAAAAATATGAGTGGAAAGAAATCAAAGCAAATAAGAAAGATGTCTGTAGAGTTTGTAGTAACATGGCTAAAGTCTATGCTTGTTGAAGAAGAACAAAAGAAAGTTAATGTTAAAAACTATGAACAGTACCTTCCTGAAGAGAAACATTTCTATGCTAATAATAAACTTATGGTATCGTCTTATACCCCTAGATGGTTTGCTAGTCTGATTAAGAAAGTAGCTAAGAAAAAAGAACTTAAAGATATTACTTACTCGGACGTTAGCTAATGGTTGGATTCAGAAAGCCTCGTAAGGTACGTCCTAAAGAAAAGGATGTGCCTAAAGGGTACGACTCTAAGTGGGAGCACACGTTACACACAACGATATTACAAAAGTGGGAACATCATACAAACAAAGTTCCTTACATAGTTGAGCATAAATATGAGCCTGATTTTGTTAAAAAAATAAACGGTAAAGAATATTTGCTTGAAGCAAAGGGAAGATTTTGGGACTACCAAGAATACAATAAATATATTTGGGTAAGGAAAGCTTTAAAGCCTAACCAAGAGTTAGTGTTTTTATTCTTGAGTCCTTTCGCACCTATGCCACAGGCAAAAAGAAGAAAGAACGGAACTAAAAGAAGTCATGCTGAGTGGGCAGAGACAAATAATTTTACATGGTATAGTGAAAATACTTTACCTGACAACTGGAGAGAAGATGAACTATAAATTTAATGAAGGTCAAACATTAAAACAAATAAAAAAATATGTTGATAGCACTTATGACCAACACTATGCTTACGGTGATTACCAAGCAACCGATATTATATTTGATAACGGACACGGAGAGGGCTTTTGCATGGGTAATATTATAAAGTATGCTATGAGGTACGGTAAAAAAGAAGGATACAATGAAAAAGACTTGCTAAAGATTATACACTATGCTATAATGGCTTTACATTTACAGGACATAGAAAATGATTGAAGATAAAATAGGAACTAAGCCTTACTTAGGAATTGAAATAGACTACGATAAAGAAAAAACATTTGACAAGTTTAGTTTAGACACATTAAAAGATAGATATTTTTGGGAGAATGAAACACATGCACAAGAAGCATTCGCAAGAGCCTCAGTTTACGGAGCAACCTTCAAGGGTGACACGGATTTTGAATTGGCTCAGAGACTTTATAACTACAGTTCCTCTCGTTGGTTCATGTTTAGCACTCCTATACTTAGTAACGGGGGTACAACTCGTGGGCTTCCTATCAGCTGTTTCCTCAATTATGTTCCTGACAGCAGGGGTGGTTTATCTGCTCACTATGATGAGAACATATGGTTGGCTAGTTCAGGTGGAGGCATCGGTGGATATTGGGGCGATATTAGGAGCAATGGTGTTTCAACTACTCATGGGAGTCGTTCTACTGGAAGCATTCCTTTCATGCATGTAGTTGATTCTCAAATGTTAGCCTTCAACCAAGGCACAACAAGGCGAGGAAGCTATGCAGCTTACATGGATATAAGTCATCCTGAGATTGAAGAGTTTATAAACATGAGAAAAGAATCAGGTGGTGATATCAACAGAAAGAATCTTAACCTACACAACGGTATTAATATTACCAACGCCTTCTTACAGGCTGTAGAGAAAGATGAAGACTGGAGATTGATTGACCCTAAATCTAAAGAGGCTGTCAAGATAGTAAACGCTAGAGATATATGGTGGCAAATCATTCATGCTAGGGCAGAGACAGGAGAGCCTTACATGATTAACATAGATACTTGTAATGAGTCGTTACCTAAAACACAAAAAGATTTAGGTCTTAAGATTAGACAAAGTAATTTATGTTCAGAGATTACTCTACCTACTGACGAAGAAAGAACAGCTGTCTGTTGTTTGTCATCAGTAAACTTAGAACACTTCGATGACTGGTCAAAGGATGACAACTTCATAGAAGATTTAATAACCATGCTTGACAATGTGTTACAACATTACATTGACAACGCAATAGACA